ACCCTATTGCGCAAAACCGACCCCCGCACAACCGAAACCACCTGGCGCGGCATCGGCGACCTTCTCGACCGCTTCACTCCACAAGAATGCGCCAATTACCTCGCCAATGCCGGATATGCTTCAACCTGACAGGATCACGCTCTAGTCGGGAATTTCCGCCCGAAGGCGGAGTTTGGCAAAATCTAGGATTGCGGGCGGGAGCCCGGCATTGACGTCTCCGGCACCAAACCCAGGCCCCAGCTGCGCAAGCAGCGAGCTAGAGTTCGAACTCGGTTGCTGTCCTCGTCCCATCGAGGTCGGCGGCAGCCGTGCAGTATTGTTTTTGCCGACGCCGAGATAGGCTGCGACCAGTAGGTGCACTGGCGGGTGTTGTGCCCAGTAGGATGTCAGCTCTTCGATCTGGAAGAGCGTCATCTCGTCGATTATGGGGTAGCTGTATCCACAGGCAGTCGCGAGGAGACCGTAGATTTCTCCCCAAGGGTCCCCGTCCCTGAAATCATGTCCGAAACTAACCTCGCGCTCGCGCTGCCTGCCCCCGGGCTGGTCCCGAGGGCTGGGGCTTCCCCCATAGCGGCTCCGCCTGGCTTCAGGCCGGAACCGGTCAGGACGGCATTCAGGACGGCACTAGCATTCCCGAGATCGAGCAAATTTTCGACTTTGTCCGGTGTGGTCTCAGGATAGTTGCGCTGCAGCGCCGCGGTGACGATGTCGATCAGCACGTTGATTTGCGCTTCGCCCATAGACGCGCCGATTTCAGTCAGTTGCCTTACCTTGGGCATCAACCGGCGGAGCTGGCCGAGGGTAAGTGGCGGCACTATCCAGTCTTGCCCGCCCATTGCGACCGGCACACCGGGGATCATCACTCCACCGTACTCAGATAGCCGATCGTTCCCGAAGCGTCGGCAAAAGCCATGAAGTCGAGCTCGCTGATCGTCCACGTGTCGAGCTTAGTAGGCAGTGACAATTTATTTGCCGTGCACGCGTTCAGACGGAGTGCGGCGCCGTTGCCGTTATAGGCGGTGTAAAACGTCGCCTTGAAAGTAGGAGTAATACCCATCGGCTGGTTCGCGAGGGTCAGTCTGTTGCCGCTTGTCGCGACGTTGTAGGTGTACGAGATCAAAATCGCGGCACTGGCGTCGGCAGACGAGAAGATATATGCACCGGTAGCGAAGTTGACCGAGTACTGACCGGCGGTGGACGGCGTCGTCACCCGGTTGAAACGCTTGCCGGTTGCGGCGTAGCTGATGCCGAGATCATCATTGTAGCTCGCCGCATTGGCGGGGATGACGGTGTAGGGCGTGGTCGCCGGAACCGTCGCGGCCTCCAGCTGCGAGACGGCGAACTGGCCCGTAGCTGGCGTCGCCCCGAAAAAAATATCCGAATACAGCAGACCGAGGATCTGCGCGAATTTAGCTTTTCCGGTTATCTTACCCTGTCCACGGGCTATCGCCACGGGGAACTGAAGCTGGCCGTAGAGCTCTTTATCGCTCCAATCGAAATCGATCTGTATGTCTTGCAGCACGCCGAATTGCCGTGGACCGATGCCCGACCCGATTACATCGGTGCGTTCTCCCCACACTGCGCCGGAGCCGAAGCTTAATTGCATGTCATTTACTCCCATTCAAGAGTCGCTTCAGCCTCTCTTTGGCGGCGTGGGCGATATTCCAGGCCTGCGTATCGCGGGCGACGGCCGAGCCCGGGAAATGGTCGGCCCACCAATCTTCAATCAGCTGCTCGATCGAACGAGCTGCTGCGGCCTCGTTGGCGCTATAATCTTCCTCGGCCATTTGCCACTCCTTCGAATTAAGGCACAATAAAGGACCACGAAGGGCACCATCTCAACAAACGCTTGCCTTGATTCACCGCGTGGAGGTCAAAGGCAGAGTATTTCGACGGGTACGATCGCTATGGCTTGATCCCCAAGTACGCCTTCGTCTGTCTGAATCTTGCCCGCTATGTAGGCGTGCTGAACCATTAGAGGCAACCCAAGGTTCTGGATCCCAGTCGTTGGTGACGGTGCGAGCGCGGCTTCGAAAGCATCGAGCAGCGGGTTCAAAATCGCTACTGGCGCCAAATAGGGATCGCTTGAATGGGCGTACAGGTAGAAATCGGCGTAGAGTGTCCATACTATCGGCGCACCAAGCTTCTTTATTGCGGCTTGACCGCCTTTTTCGCTCATGAACAACGCCGGCTGCTCCGCCGGAGCGACGTCCGTCCAATGCCGCAGACGGCGATCTGTACTGGTGAACTGCGCCGCGCTCGCGCCGAGCTCCCATAATGCGGCATAGATCGTTTCACGAACTATCATTGGTCGACTTCAAATGCCAGGCCGCGGCGATACATTGCCGCGATGGCCGTCCAAAAACGAGATCCGTCGCTTCATCCTGAGGGCGAAAAAAGCAAAGTTCATATGCACCGCGGTCATCATAACGTTAGTGCCTCGCGCAATGCCGCTTCCACCTCATCGCGGATCGCAGGCTCCATCTCTTCCAGTGCCGACTGCAAAAAAGAGGGCTCCGGAACGCCTGTCCAGCGCGCGTACGGCCGCATACCGATAGGCTTCCTGGGTGTCGCGCGTGCAAACGCCTTTGTCCTACGGCGCAGGTTCGCTCCGATGTCAACCGCACCAGAGGAGCCGTATTCGCGAGCGGGTGTATATCCGCTGCCGCTGGAGATCGTTGCTGCAATCCTGTCGCCGCTCTGATCGAGTTGCAGGCTGGTACTCGACTCGAGCGAGCCCGAGCGGACACCGCGGGTTTGGCCGGTAAGGTCAATTTCCTGTATTTTGCGCTGAAGTTCGATACCCAGCGTGGTAATCGCACGGCCGAGCCCCGAAACGACGAGGTCCGGAGCGGCGCGCAGCCAAGCCAGCACTGCGTCGTCGCCGACGAGACGGGCAGTAATCATAGGACACCGGATATTATCGTAGCATCGGTGCCGCTTGCCGCCGATGCTTGTGGTGTCGAGGCAATCGGCGCAACCAGACGATATTGTTGCAGCAGCGTTTTGATCGCATCGCTCATATCTTTTTGCGCATACGCGACGGTCTCCGCACCGCCCAAAGATCTCGAAATCTCGCCGATTCGAGTACGCTCTCGATAACGCAGCGAGACGAGCTCGATGCATGCCTGGGCGACTTCAGGCGGAGTAATCGAATACCCGGCCGTATACCCAATGACAACGTTCTGGGCCCCGCGATTGAGTCTGTAGCCGCGGACCGAAAGCTGGGTGGAATTGAACCGGTATCCCGCTGAGTTGAACGAGGTCGCCGCAGGGACGGCCTGATCGTCGATCGTCAACGACAGCACAGCGGTGACCGGAAAACATGCGAATTGCAGCCTGTGGCCTCCAGTTCCGTCGCGGATTTCGAGGTAATCGGCCGACGCGATCTGACGATTGAGCCAAGTCTGCATATACTGACTTGCCGACGCGATTAGTCGGGTAAGCAGCGCGTCATCGGTTGCCGGAAAAGCGGCCTGTCCGGTTTGCAGCCACCCCTTGACGTCGGCGAGCGTCGTAAGATCCCCGAAGGCCATTCGAATCAGCCCTTTTTGGAACGATTGCTCGGCGGCGATTTCGTTCGACCCAACGCTACCATCTCGTCAAAAGCGGGGACGAAGCCATGCGCCAACAGCTCGGAAGCGGCTTCGGCCGGCACGCGTACGTCCCCCTTCGAATCGCTGAGAAATTGGCTACCGGCATAGCAACAACCCACAGCATCGTCATGGTGCAGCGTGAGCACGCCGGCGGAAATCGCGTTGTCGCTGTTCTTCGCCAATACGAAACCCCCGACTGTCGTCAGCGGACCGACCGCCTCCAGAGGCACTTGGATCAGGCGGTCGTTATCGACCAAATACCGCACTGCCCCGTGATTGGCCTCGTCTTGGCTAAACTCGGCGCGCAGCGGTATCAGCGAGACCCCCGGGTTCGACCCGGGGGCTGGCACGACAGACGCTTTCAAAGAAGGCGCCGAAATCTCGAGCATTCGCGTCACCCGTTTGCGATGTTGCTGATGACGCCCATCGCAAAGGGAGCATAGACGGCCAGTACTTCCTCCGCATAAACGCCGACCTGGCGCTGGCGCGTGACGATCGGCCAATCGATTTGGTAGTAATCTTGCCGCGTCTTCACCTCGGCGACGTTCGGTACCTCGTTCGACTGGTACTGGATGGGCAGGTTTTCCGCCCAGCCTATGACCGTTCCGGGTGGCACCTTCGGGTGAATTCGGATCGGAATGCGAAGGCCCCCGTTCAGGGCGAAGGGATTGTAATAAAACTGAACGACTCCGGACGCGGTCAGCTGATACTCACCGTCGCTGCCGTCAGCGGGACTGTCGTAGCGCAACAGCGGACCCGAGGCATTCGACAGCACCTTTGCCGTTATGTTCTTCAACTCTTGCGAGTTGACGTAGAGAACCGTCGGCGACACCTGAAAATTGTCCCACATCTTCTGGAACATCGTGTCGATCTCGACGACCGAGCCGCGGCCTGACGCGGTCAGAGGCGTGCCGGTCCCTGCCGTCCCGGTCGGCATGACATTGACGTAGGCATTCGATCCGGGTTTCAGCGCCGTCGTCAAAAGTCCGTCATAGGCGTAACTCGGGTTGGCGGAGTTGTCGCCAGTAATGGCGCTCTGCGGCTGGGTACCAGTGCTGAGCGGTGCAGATATGGCCAGACTGTTGATTGTCGTGATGGCCTGCAACATCTCGCTGCCGCTCGCGGTCGACACATACCAAGCATACGCGACGGCGCCCTGAACCGGGTTGACTGAGCAGAACAGTGTCTGACCGAGCGTCACCGACTGGCTTGCCTCGGCGCTGATGTTCGACGAGCCGCCTGAGAGCGTGAAGCTCTTCCCGTCGGCGCCGGTCACGGTCTTCGAGGTCGCGACACCGCCCAACACGTTGGTGTTCTGGTAACCTTCGAGGGTCAGCGCTACGACTTTGGCGAAATAAGTAGCAGCCGGCAGCGTTGCCCCGGCGCCTGAGGCCGATAAGGTCGGAGTAGAAGGCGTACCGAGCGTCAGTGAGGCGTTGCCGGCGAGGATCGCCATCTCCTCCTTCAGCATCATCTTTTGCAGGAGGCGGAAGGCCATCATGGCCTGGATGTCTTCAAAGGTCCGGCCGGCGGAAATTGCTTCGAAAGTTGCCGCGTCTTCCTCCCCGATTGTGACAAAAGCGGAGGTTTTGTTCGAGGTCGAATACGACATCTGGCCCGAACGCTGGCCTTCCGGCACCCACCCCATCGAATCGAAACCCGAGCCGATGATCGCGTTCACTTGCCGCCAATTTGTTGCGGAGCCGACGC